ATAATGGATTTCAAACAGGCAAGGAAATTAAAGAAAAAAGAATGGGTAGAGGACTACTTTCTCCAACTTGTCGCCTATGCTGAGGCCCATAATAAATTATTTGACACAGACATACGCACAGGACGTATCTTTATATGCACTCAGGCCAACGAATATCAGACATTTGAAATAGATGATTATGACAAGTGGAGCGACCGTTGGTATCGTAGAGTCGAGGATTATTACAAAAAAATATTATAGATATTCTGCATAAATACACTAAAAATTATGGCAGTAGTTCAAATTTCACGTATTCAACACAGAAGAGGTCTCGCAACAGACCTGCCACAATTAGCGGCCGGCGAACTGGGTTGGGTTGTTGACGAGCAGAGATTATACATCGGAAACGGCACGGTGGCAGATGGTGCCCCAGCAGTGGGCAATACAGAGATAATAACATCGGGATCGGCATCATTTACAACTGCCTTATCATATGTGTACAAAGGTTACCTAGGTGCTTCAACACCAATAGTTACAGGTGCATCAGGTGATTTCACTAGAACGGTGCAGACAAAATTGGATGACTTTGCGTCGGTCAAAGATTTTGGCGCTTTGGGTGACGGAACAACAGATGACACATCTGCCCTACAAAGAGCAATAGACGAAATCTTTTCTGACACAGATCAAGATGATTCTCGTTCTCGAAGAATTTTATTTTTTCCGGCAGGCACATACAAAATTACAGCATCACTAACAATCCCACCATATGCCAATTTGGCAGGCGAGGGACCAGACAAAACTATTATAAGGAACACAGGTAACAATCCTGTAGCGGTTACCGAAGACGACGACGGAAATGTTTTTGGAAGCATAGGAAACTCTTCGGCAACAACTCCAACACAGATTCAAATATCCAACATGACATTGAAAAACACAGTGGCCTATGGCGGACTTTCTATAGATAACGCCACCAAGGTATACGTGAACAACTGTAGATTTGAAGGTTCCTATGCCAGCAATGGATCCGACGACAGTGACTCAAAAGGAATTACCGTGAGATCAACAACTGCTCTGCCTTGTAAAAATATATATTTCAATCAGTGCCAGTTTTCTAAATTTGCTAGATTGGTGGACATGAGTTATGATGTCACTAACGTGAGATTTACAAATTGTGATTTTGCCACAGCATATCTAGGCATTATCCTGGGAGAGCAAATGGACGGATCCACTAACGGATTGACAGTGGGGCCAAGAGACATTCAAATAAACGGCTCTAGTTTCAGTACTATAGGACAGCAGGCGATCTACGTCAAGCAATCCAGTTCAACCACAGGCATCGGAACAAGAAATGTTATATCTTATGGTAACTGGTTTGGCGAAGATGTTGCCAACGATTTCCAAGGCATCGATTCGATAACAGAAGTGCCTGTGATACAATTCGACAATGATGAATGCACATCAGTTTTGGATTTCTTCGAGAGGACAGATCAAAGAGACACAAACTTCAGTGATTCCACAGCACCATCAAATGCTCCACCAGAGGTCCAAGGAATAGGATTACACACAAAAACTATTAGACAGATAACATTGGCAGACAATACAGGCAGTGCCACCGACACAGGCATTTATCTTCCTGGGTTCTACGACAAAGGCGTCAAGATAACTTACAAAATCAATAGAGACACAACGTACAGGACCGGTGTAATGACAATCAGTGCCGCCGGCGAGTATGCCACTTCCAATGATGACTATGAAGAATCAAACGGCGATGCCGGAGTGGAACTTTCTGTCAAGACATCAGACGGTGACTCAACCGCTGGTAATGACACAATCCGTGTGCAGTACACCACGTCAAGCACGGGCACAGCGGCCACCATGGAATACCAAGTTCAAATATTGGTCTAAACAATTTCCAGTTGTAACATTCTTTATCTACAGTTATTATTTTTCATATAGACAAAGATAAATTGTTTCTTTATAATACAAAAACATAACATAAAACAATTTAAAAAGTATGAAAACTGTTTCAAAAACTATAAACAAAAATAAGATAAATACCCATACGAAATTCAAAACAAAATCCGAGGAAATTATACAAAACATGACACAGACCAACACTGCTACAATCAATGTACAAAAAAGAAATGGAAAACAAGAACTACTAGACATCAACAAAATACATTTTGTAGTTGAAGAAGCATGTGAAGGACTAGCAGGTGTGTCGGCCTCCCAGATAGAAATAAATGCTAACCTACAATTCTACGATGGCATAACATCAAAAGATATTCAAAATGTTCTTGTGCGTTCGGCTAATGACTTAACTTCTTTGGAAACACCCAACTATCAATATGCCGCGGCAAGATTACTTTTATATGATGTGAGAAAAGAAGCGTATGGTCAATATGAATACATGCCATTGTTGAAACTGATACTGAGAAATATAAAATCTGGAGTGTATGACAGAGGCATAGTTGAAAGTTACAACAAGACCGAATTCAAAAAGATGAACACCTGGATTAAAAGAGAACGTGATCTACAATTTGCCTACGCAGGACTTAGACAAGTTGTTGACAAATATCTTGTGCAGGATAGAAGTTCCGGCGCCGTGTATGAAACACCGCAAGACATGTACATGATGATTGCCGCCACTTTGTTTGCGAACTACCCAAAAGAAAAAAGGATGAGTTATGTTAAAAAATATTATGATGCGATTTCAACATTCAAGATTAATATCCCAACTCCGGTCATGGCCGGTGTACGTACGCCTATCAGACAGTTTGCAAGTTGTGTACTCGTTGATAGTGATGACACTCTTCCTAGCATTTTCTCTACTGACATGGCTATTGGTCTTTATGTGGCTCGTAGGGCTGGTATTGGTATCAACGCTGGCAGAATTCGTGGCATCAATGCTAAGATACGTGGTGGCGAAGTTCAACACACTGGTGTCGTTCCGTTCCTAAAAAAATTCGAATCAACTGTGAGATGTTGCACACAGAATGGAGTGAGGGGTGGATCAGCAACTGTTCACTTTCCTATATGGCACCAAGAGATTGAAGACATACTTGTATTGAAAAACAACAAAGGCACAGAAGACAACAGGGTAAGGAAACTAGATTACTCGATACAGATATCTAAATTGTTCTATGAAAGATTTATAAACGAAGAAGACATAACATTGTTCTCACCACACGACGCTCCTGGATTGTATGAAGCATTCGGTACAGAGGATTTTGACGCATTGTATAAAAAATACGAAAAAGATCCCAAGATCAAAAAGAAAACAATACCTATACAAGATTTATTCTTTGATCTTTTAAAGGAAAGAGCAGAAACAGGGCGTATCTATATCATGAATATAGATCATGCCAATTCTCATTCTAGTTTCAAAGACAAAGTAAACATGTCAAATCTTTGTCAAGAAATAACACTACCCACTACACCTATTCAACACATCGATGACGACAAAGGAGAAATAGCACTTTGTATACTGTCGGCGATAAATGTGGGATCGTTGAACAACAACGACGAACTTGAAAATCTTTGTGATTTGGCAGTTAGGGCATTGGAAGAAATTATAGACTATCAAGATTATCCTGTGAAAGCCGCAAAGGTCAGCACAATGGCAAGAAGAAGTTTGGGCATAGGTTATATAGGACTGGCTCACTATCTTGCCAAAAATGGACTGAAATACTCAGATCCTAAATCATGCGAGGCTGTAGACAGATTATCAGAAGCATTCCAATTTTATCTACTCAAGTCATCAAACAAACTCGCACAAGAAAAAGGCAAGTGTGAAGGATTTGAAAGAACAAAATATGCAGATGGCCTGTTACCTATAGATCATTACAAAAAAGCAGTGGACGAAATAGTGCCACACAAACAAAGAATGGCATGGGAAAGTTTAAGAAAAGACATTGCCAAGTATGGACTAAGACATTCAACATTATCAGCACAGATGCCATCAGAGTCGTCTAGTGTTGTATCAAACGAGACTAACGGAATCGAACCACCTAGAGCATTGTTATCGATTAAGAAAAGTAAAAAAGGTCCTCTGAAACAGATCGTCCCGGGATATCCAAAATTAAAGAACCAGTACGAGTTGCTATGGGACATGCCAAGCAATGACGGTTACATCAAAATCGTGGCAATGATGCAGAAATATTTTGACCAGGCCATATCTGGCAACTGGAGTTACAATCCATTACAATTTGAAAACAACGAGGTACCTCTATCTGTAATGGCAACAGATTTACTGAATTCTTATAAGTATGGATGGAAAACTTCCTACTATCAAAACACTTATGACTTCAAAGGTGAAGAAGAAGATGTACAACCAGCCGGCATTGAAACTACAGAAAGCCTACAAGGTGAAGATGTAGAAATCAATGGTGTAAATGGAGTCAACGGACACAGTGCCGTTAACGGAAACGCAGAACAATATGAGGTGCTAGATGCCGATGATTGTGATGCATGTAAAATTTAGGAAAAATAAAGAAAATGACAAAAACAGTGTTCAATAGGAATGATATAGATTTTACCAAAGAGCCCATGTTCTTTGGCGAGGATGGTGGCATACAGAGATATGACAACTTCAAGCATCCACAGTTCGACAAGTTAAACCAGACCATGATAGGATATTTCTGGAGACCCGAGGAGGTATCTCTACAGAAAGACAGGGCAGACTTCCAAAATTTTAGACCTGAACAGAAACACATATTCACAAGTAATTTGAAATACCAAACACTGTTGGATTCTGTGCAGGGCAGAGGACCAAGCCTTATGTTCTTGCCATATGTTTCTAATCCAGAACTAGAAGGGTGTATTGTTACTTGGGACTTCTTTGAAACTATTCACTCACGTTCATACACACACATCATGAAGAATGTTTATTCAGATCCTAGTGAAGTGTTTGACACAATACTGGAAGACAAGGAAATCCTAAAGAGAGCAAAGAGTGTCACATACGAATATGACAAGTTTGGTAAGATGGCACTTGACTATCAAGCAGGCAAAAAAGTTGACATGCTTGAACTGAAGAGACAATTGTACCTGGCGATGAACACAGTGAACTTGTTAGAAGGTTTGAGGTTCTACATATCATTCGCCTGCACATTCGCATTTGGTGAACTCAAACTCATGGAAGGTTCAGCGAAGATACTGTCATTGATCGCAAGGGACGAAGCCACACACCTAAACCTGTCCACACATGTGATCAAGGCTTGGCAAAAAGGAGATGATCCGGAGATGACCAAGGCCATGAAAGGAACAGAGAAGACAATCATACAGATGTTCAAGGACTGTGTTGAGGAAGAGAAGGCATGGGCCAAGTACCTGTTTAAGGATGGTTCTATTATAGGACTGAATGAAAAACTGCTGGGCAAGTATGTTGAACACATAGCCAACAAGAGATTGCGGGCACTGGGATATGATGCTGAGTTCGAGACCTCGGCCACTCAAAATCCACTGCCATGGACACAACACTGGTTGAGTTCAAAAGGCATGCAGGTGGCACCACAGGAAACAGAAGTGGAAAGTTACATCATCGGTGGCATCAAGCAAGACGTACAAAAAGACAGGTTCAAAAAGTTTTCTCTATAATGGATGATTTTTTCTCAGATTCCGATCACAGATCACAAAAAAACAATGAATCTTGGGAGAAACGTTTAGACGAACTCATGGCAAGGATCAAGGAACATTTAAATGAAACTGCCAAGGAAAGTACCAAAAAATTTTTCGAACGACACGGATTATAAACACAGCATATAATTCAATCCATAAATATTGGTATGACAAGACCAATTGCCAGACGAGGAGACAGAGAAGCCGTACACTGTTCGAGACCCTATAGGAAAGGGCACTTTAGATCGGTTTTTTCAAACGGTATTCCTGTATCTGGACACGGACACGCAAACACCGTGCACCTATTACCTTGTAAATGTCCACCCTGTTGTTGTCCGCATTCCGCTACACTCAAGGCCACTACAAGGTCTATATTTGCCGAGGGAATCAGAGTGGGTAGGGTAGGTGACCCAACATGTACATCCGTTGTTCAAGGTTCACCAAATGTGTTTGTAGGAGGTTAAAATGGCTGTCAATCAAGGACTAAAAAATTTAACAACCAACTCTCCAAGTTTTTCGAATCAAGGAACGCAAAATTTAATCAACGCCATCACGGCAGAATTTGTCACAAAAACAAAAACCTTGGCTACAAAGGTCGACACCAGTGATGTGCTGACCAACACCAACAGATCCGACATCAGAGATTCAATGGACGTACAAAGTTACCTCGATGTGGGAAGATATCTTGTGGACCTGGACAATCACACTGCCAAGATCTTGACCGGAGAACTAGGAGAACAAGATCCCAATGACGACACACCCAACACAGGAACTTTCCTGGATCACCTGCAACAGGTACAGAGTTTCATTGCCAATGTCCCTAATCTCTACGGCTACTCTGCGGACTCGATAGGCAAGGGAATCACAGGACATTTTGGCACCCTATCCGGTGCCGTAGATTCTTCGCTTGAATCAATCAAGACAGCATCAGCATTTATTGAAAGCAAGAATCCAACAGGATTGACGGATTATAAAAATTCCGTTCAGGCTCTGTCAGATTTCATAGACACCCTGGGAGACAGTAGTGCTTTTGATGAAAGCACTTTCAACAGCCTGCTCAGTGATATTGAAAGCAAGGCAAACACATTGAATACAAACATCACAGGTGGTATCTATACAGATTCAACCTCGGCATTGAACACTGAAAGATCCAAAATAAAGACCCAGATAACACTAGAGCAGACCAACCTAGGAGTCATAAGGACATATGATGATACGCTGGCCAACAGTTTTAGGTATCTGAGCCTTTCCGAAGATTCCGAGGTTAGGAAATTACTTCTACGTTCCAGTCAAAATTCACAATGGAAAGAATATTTTGAAAACTATGATACCAGAAGTAGGAATGACAATCCACTTTACAACAATCCAAACTCCGACAGTAGCAACGATCAAATCATTGATCAAGTTTTGCGATTGAAAGGATTGCCCGACGTCACTGACTATCTCGATGTTCCATCGGTGGTTGCCAAGGCCACTAGAGACACAAGATTGGCAACAAGATTGGGAGATGCCAACATGACCAACGAAAAATTCCTGAGAGATGCCTGTGACCTGTTAGGCATAAAGACCTTCAATAAAGATGTGTTTGGTCTTTCCAAAAGCCTTTTGGAAAACATGAATAATTTTGATAGGGAAACCGTTAAGTCCGAATTGAATTTACACAACGAAGTGAATACAATAAGTTAAATTTTGTGTGAATACTTGTTTTTCTTTCGAGCCATACCCATGTAGTGATCACCAGGTTCGTAGTCCCATTTCTTACCGTGGTGTCCCCTTATGTCAGCGTACAGCATTCTAAGTCTAACAATCATTCTCAACAATGGGTTGTGTGTTATTCTCATTATCTCGCCAATTTCTTTTTACGTCCCATAGGTAAAAGTTGATCCATCTCATACATTCCGCCCTTCTTGGCTTCCCACTGCACTTTGACTGTCTTCAATTCAGTACTGCTCTGGAAACTTTTTACTGCTTTCTTGTATGACACCGCCTCAACTTCTTTGGTCTCTTCTGGAGAAATGAAAATAAATTTACGCATTTTTGTCATACATACTATTTTATCTATTTCTATTCAAAAGTCAACCAAAATGAGTTGACAAAGGAAAATTTTGTGTTTAAATACTGTTGGAGACGTTGAGTTGTGTGGAATACACTTTAGGGACGGCGGGGCAGTACCGCCCACCTCCACCAAAATCGTTCACGCAAAACATATTGAGTAATATGCTTTACGGGGGTGATATAGGTTCGACCAGAGTCTAAAGACACAAGGAGTTTTCCCAGTAGGCACGAGGTAACGTCCAAATTTACAAATGCTAAACAAAAAGCATTAGGCTTTGCGGACTTGACTGTCTTAGCACAGCCTGAAATGAGATTAGCGGCATAGTCCACTGATCACGGGGTACTGGCAACCACCTGGCAACAGAACGGTTGCTTTCTATATACTAGCATATCAATTGTTTCTAACACAGCCTAAATAAACTGCACAGGGGGAGTGGCATGGCAAAGAAATCATCATTCGGAACATCAGACTACAGAGGTAAAAGCGGTAGAGGCAAGACTTCTATTTCCAGCAGGAAAAGAACTGTGAAGTTTTCCACAATGAATAAGAGCAAGAAACGTTCATGGAAAGCCTACAATGGGCAAGGTCGATAATGAAAAGAAAATTGCCTAAGCATCGTGTGATATACAACAGACTGAAAAAGAAATCTCCTCACATACCAACGATAACCTGCCCAGCGATCGATGAAGTGATAAGCAGACTAGAAAAGATTTCAAATGGCACACAAATACTAACTCCCAGGACGACAAAAGCACTCGAAAGAAAACTGGAAAAACTGAGAGTGGCAAATGAAAAGTTAAGAGATTCAGGAATCTATTGGAACAAGGCAACCAAGGATGTCATAGAAAAATTTGTGGCTCAAAAAAAACGAAGGCTATTTTAGGAAACCACTCACCTGCAGAGTGTGTTTGGGTTCCATACCGGCGTTTGCTCCCAGGTGTAAAACTTCACTGTTCCATATAAATCCGTCACCGGCCTGCCAATGTGTTGAAATGCTATCGCCGTATTGTATGAAGTGACCGATCTTCCAATCTTCTAGATATATGTTCGCTCTCACTGGATTTCTGTCATCCTCAGGAAAATTCTTTTTGATCTGATAAAAGGTATCTCTGTGCCATGGAATCACATTTCCGGGTAATTGCCTTATCGAACTTATTGTTTTGACATCCATTTTCAATTGTTCTCCGATTACATCAAAATCTATTTCACCCCTGTTCCACCATCTCTGATTGATACCGGTGTTGTTTAGTGTGTAACTGTCAGGGAAACCATTGAATTCGTCATGAATGTCTTTCAATTCCTTGACTTGATGTTTGATACAGGTAGATGTTTCTGGATAATCGCATTTGATAAACTGTTCTAAATCATAGGAAAGATATATTTTTTGGAGCATACCATATTTATTGTAAGGTTGACTTGTGAGTTTTTTTACAATACAATGTAGTGATGCATAATATAGAACCAAACACTATAGTTACAATCAAGTTAGACTCCGGCGAGGAAGTCATCGCCAAGTTCGTGGTAGACCTAGACAAATACATCACCATAGTAAAACCTTTGGTAATAATGATGGGTCCACAAGGACTGGCCTTTGGAACCTGGGTTGCGACAATGGAACAAGACAAAGATATCAATATTAGTAAGGACCATATAATAACAATGGGAATGACTAATACAAGGGTGCAGTCTGAATACACCAACGCAACATCTAGTATCAAACAACCGGAAAAAAATAAGATAATAACCTAGTTGACAGATGCTGAATCTGTGTTAAAATTAAAACAAGAAGACATATTAAAGTAAATGTCTATAAACTTGTTCCGTCGGATCTCGCTTATATTCGGCGGAGCACAAAAGACTGCGTACCCTTTGGGTGCTCAACAGTCACTATAAAAGGAGAGATATAGAATGTCGGATGACAAGATAAAGACCCTTAACCAAGTTGTTGAGGAATTTTACAAAAGTGGTGAAGACGAAGTAGCCAATTTCAAGACAAGATTAGAATCAGCAAGAGATAGATTGAAGGATCTACAGAAAGATCCCGAAATGAAATTGCCTCAAGGAATAAACCTGGTAGAGATAAATGATAATATATGTTTCAACTACTCGGTACAAAGAGATTTACGAGAGTCTCACGTTTTAAGAATATGCGAGAAATTTGATCCCAGAGTGGTTAGGCCGGCCTCGGCTGTAAAGAGAGAAGGGAAATACTATCTGTATGATGGACAACACACTTCGGTAGCCTTGGCAGTTCTTGGATTTCAATCAATACCCATGTCTTACGTGGAAACGTCGCATCAAAGTTTTGATGCTGTGGCATTTGAGATATTAAACGACACAGGTATTTTGAGGGCAGGGACAGAAGAAATACACAGAGGTCTATTACATAGATGGCACAATGATGTCAATTCTGAGAATGACAGAAACAATCCAAGAGTAAAAAATGCCTACACAGTGGATTCCATTTTCAAAAAATGCGAAGTTGATCTGGAACCCAAGAGGGTAAGAAAGAGTCCTGGCAAGTGCGGACCAAACAAACACTACTTCTCACATTTTGACTATGCCTATAAGGGTCTCGAAGGTACAGGATCAGCAGAAGTGTTAGAACAAATTTTAGAAAGCATCAAGAAACACTATGGAGACGAGGACGGTGGAGAAATCAATCAAGGTATCTATATAGGACTTGTGAAGATGTATTCGTTGGCCAAAGAGGACGGTGCTACCAAGTTTTTACCCAAGGATTGGATAGACAAAATACTATCAGCCTTGATAAAGGTATCTGGCAGAAATGCTCAGGGTATACACTCCGGGGCAAAAAAACAATGGCAACACACACGTGGTACTTCATGGGACGCACCAGTGGCCATGAGCACATTGATGAGGGAATCGTATCTATTACAGGCACCC